TATGAATATGCTAATGATAATCAATTATCTCATAATGATAAAAAAGACCTTGAAGAACAGGGTATGCCCACATTTACAATTAATAGAATTAGCCCAGTTGTTGAGATGCTCAATTTCTATGCAACTGCAAATAATCCAAGATGGCAAGCCATAGGTAAAGAGGGAAGTGATAGTGATATAGCTTCTGTTTTTAGTGATTTAGCTGAATATGTTTGGCAGTTATCTGATGGTGATACATTGTATTCTAATGTTATAAATAATTGTATTACTAAATCTTTAGGGTATATGCTTATAGATATTGATGCTGATATGGATAATGGTATGGGTGAAGTTGTAATTAAACAACCTGAGCCTTTTGATGTTTATGTAGACCCAAAAAGTAGAGATATTCTATTTAGGGATGCTTCTTTTATTCTTATTAGAAAAATTCTTCCCAAAAGCCATATAATGAAATTATTCCCAGAACATGTGGCGAAGATTAAAAAGGCTTCAAGTGAACATTTAACTTATGATTCAGCTTCTTTTCGTTCTATAGATGGTGATGCACATGATTTTTATCATGATGATAATGATATTACTGCTATAGACCCAGTAGAAGGGAAAGAAGAAGTAGTTCAAGAATATTTTGAATTATATGAAAGGGTAAAGATTCCTTTTATAAATGTATTTTATAGAATGATGCCAAATGAAGCACAATTAAAACAAATTCAACAACAAGTTCAAGTTAAAATGCAAGAGATGGCTCAAGAAATGCAAGTTCAATTAATGGAGCAACAACAGCAGATGGAACAAGCTGTTCAAGAAGGTAAAATGCTACCAGAGAGATTTGAGCTTGAAATGAAAAAAGCAAGTGATTTAATGCAACAACAACTTCAGGCTGCTGAGCAACAATATATGTCTAAATTGCAAAAAGATATATCGAAAGTAGAAAATAAAGTAGTTAGTGAAAAGGAATTTAAATTATTACAAGCAGATGAGACTTTTGCTTCTATGATTGTTGATTTTACTAAATTTTATGATACTAGATTAAAACAAACTTGTGTTGTTGGAGATACATTTCTTTATGAGAAGGTATACCCAGAGATGGTAAAAGATTATCCTATTATCCCTTATCATTTTAAATGGACTGGAACACCAATGCCAATGTCTGCTGTTTCTCCATTAATAGGTAAACAAACTGAGATAAATAAATCTCATCAAATTATGGTGCATAATGCATCATTAGGTTCATCTTTAAGGTGGATATATGATGAGGGTTCTATTGATACTGAAATTTGGGAAAAATATTCAAGTAGCCCAGGAGCATTATTACCTAAAAGACAGGGGCAAGAAGCACCAACTCCAATCTCACCAATGCCATTATCCAATGCCTTTTTTACTATGGTTCAAGAGGGGAAACAGGATATGGAATATTTATCTGGTATTTATTCATCTATGCAGGGGAACACTCAACAACAGCATGAAACATTTCGTGGTATGTTGGCTATGGATGAATATGGTACTCGAAGAGTTAAGCAGTGGATGAAACATAGTATTGAACCTGCCTTAAGACAAACTGGTAGAGTAATAATGCAATTTTGTCAAGCAACATATTCTGCTAATAAGAGATTTAGAATTATACAACCAAGTGCTTTGCAGGAAGATAGAGAACAGGAAGTTAACATTCCAATTTACAATGATATGGGTAAGGCAATTGGCAAATCTATGGATTTACAATCTATGAAAGCAGATATTACTGTTGTTGCTGGTTCTACTCTACCTGTAAATAGATGGGCTTACTTAGCAGAATTGAAAGAATTATTGAAATTTGGTGTCATTGATGATATAGCGGTATTAGCTGAAACAGATGTAAGAAATAAAGAACAAATTGCTAAGAGAAAATCTATGTTATCTCAACTTCAAGGGCAACTACAACAAGTTCAAGAAGCTCTTAAGGATAAAGATGGTACTATTGAGACTCTTGAAAGACAACTTGTACAAGCTGGAATTAAGGGTAAAGTCATGCAAGCTGAAATGGAAATCACCAAACAGAAGGAACAAGTTAAGGGAGGGCTAAATAAGCAGTTTGTCCAAACTGAAGGTGAACAAAAACTTTTAAGGAGCACTATGCAGAATGAAGCTGCTACTAAAAGCAAGGAAATTGATATGGCTGTAGATATGGTAAAAAATGATTTGCAAAATAAAAAAGAACAATAGTAAATTAATTTAACTTAAAAAGGGTAAATATATGTCAGATAATAACTCTAACATCGACAACTCTGATTTGGGTAATACAGATGTGATTGAACAACAATCTCCCGCTAGTGTCCAAAACGACTCCGATGTTAATGAATTTTTTAATGCACTCGATAAAGAAGTTAACGATATTGCTTACGAAGACGTAAACAATCAAACCGAACAGGCAACCCAACAAGTACAAGCTGACCCTCAAGTGGTAACTCAGCAACAGCAAGTTGGCTCCGATGATAATACGGTTCAGTCAAGCGGTAACACAGACTGGAAAAAGCGTTATCAGGATAGTAGTAGGGAAGCACAAAAGTTAAACGAGCAGTATAAGCAAGTTGAACCTTTTATCCCTATACTAGACACAATGAAGAATGATAGTGGTCTTGTAGACCATGTTCGTGATTATTTGGAAAATGGTGGAGCACCCGCTAAATCTGTACAAGAGCAACTCGGATTAGATGAAGATTTTATCTATGATGAACAGGAAGCGATGACTGACCCAGAATCTGATTCTGCTAAAGTTAGAGAAGCGCAAACTGGAGCTATTGTAAATAGAAGGATTCAGCAGGTTCTTGATAATGAA